GCGTCGGGAATAGGCGCTTCAAAATTGCCATATGCCATAGAAAAATATTCGATATAACAGGTCGAACCCGAAGATGTTCCGCCATACCAATTAATGCCGCAATTGAGAAATGAAGATTGAGTGTCAGCATGTTTTAAATGCCAACCGGAGGGTTCGGGTGTGCCGTAAGCCCAAATTTTGCCGAATATGCCGGATGAGCCTGAATCCTTGGCTTTTAACCTGACAAAAACGCGGTCACCTTTGGAGAAAGCAGGAGTAGCAACGTTTGTGCGGTTATACCAGGTGCCACTGCTTAAAAGGTTGTAATCCAGGCTGCCTTTCTGGATATTCATAACCAGGGCATCGGCAGAGCTTTCATTGGTTACGCAAACCGCTGGGCCTGGTTGCGGGTAGTTGACCGTTGCTCCCAGCGTAATCAGAGCGAGTGCTTCGTGATCGTACCATTTTGAATGATCCAGGCCGTGACAGATTCCCTGACCGTAACCAAATAGAATTCCCATTTCCATGTCAGTGGTTCTGTAATCCGGATCGATTGCCAACCGTTTGCCCGACACGCCGCCGCTGACGATCGAAATCGACATGCCGGTGCTGCCGACGGCTGGCCCCCAATCCCATAAACCACTCAGTGTTGCCCCCAACGTATTGTGGCTGAAATCGGTTGAAGCGGTGAAAGGCGTTGCCCATGTGCTGTCGCCATCGGTGCCAACCGCAAAATCGTAAACATCAAAATTCCATGTGGCTTCAGAGTTTGTTCTAAGCCCGACCCAGCCGGACGTCAGTGGTGTGGCAAGAAAATTGGTTGTCGTGATAGAAACAGACCAAATGTTGGGCTCGTCTTCGTAATAAGCCCAGACTTTTGCTTTAACAACAGTGCCGTCAGCCGACACATACATGCGGTGTGCATAATAACGGGTTGTGCCGTCGGTATCGAAAGTTAATGGCACCGTGGTGAACGCTGTCCACGATCCTCCAGTTAATGCGCCGACATACAAATTGTCTGCATCGTACCAGGAAAGATAGCCGGTTTCATCCGAATCGCCGCCGCTGCCGTTAATGATGATATGGGGCGTGCAGTAGTTAAACTGCATGTAACCTGTTTGACGGACGACCTTTTCGACCGCGCCCAGAGTCCCGGCGCTGGCGAAGCGCATGGCGCAGTTGGCGTTGGCGCTGCCGTGGTAGTTGCTTAACCAAAGCCAATGCTGGGGAGCTGACGATATTTCATATTCATCGATGTAAAAAGGTTTGCGTACGCCGTTGCCCGGGTCGTGCCACATGAACTGCCAGCCGCTTGGAGTTAAACTTTGTGAGTTGGCAGTACTCCATGCTGACTCAGAGTTGAAGTGATCGTAGTATTGCCCCATTACCTTGAGCCTTTCAGTGTTAGTGCAATTTTCGCAAGGGTCGTGTCGGTGGTGGCCCCAAAAGAAAAAACCAGCTGAGATGTGGTTTCAAACGTCACTGCCGAGGAGAACGTGAAAGTCCCCTGCGTGGCCCCGCTGGCAAAACGTAGCCGTCCGATCTGGGTAGTGTTTTTATATAGATAAAAGTTGGTGGTCGCTGCGGCTGCAGCGCCGGCTTTTGCTGAAGATCCTGTTAAACCGGACGGCAGCATGAATTCCAGCGCCGGCACATGGCGCATTAGTTCTTCGGATGCGGTAGGTTTCCCGTTATAATAGGCTGCCACGGCATAGGGCTGGCCGGTGATAGCAGAATCGGAATGTTGGTGCGCAGCGACGCTGGTGTCTTCCTGCCACGAAGAACCATCGTAATAAAGCAGTTTGTTTTCATCCTGGATGTAAGCCTGCCAGCCTTCTTTTGGAATAAAATAAGTCCAGCCAATAGCTGTCGGCGTAGCCCCGGAATAATAACAGATGTGCTGGTCGCGCCCGCCCCAAGTACCAGTGGCAATCGTGGCTGCGATATAGACGGCACCTGTGGCCGGACTGCCAGGGGGGCTGTTGAGATCCCTGTCGATGACCGTAATTTGAGAAAGCGCATCGATGGCGCAGTCCAGCTCGATCAGGGGCGCGTTCATTTCCTCGGCCCTGAATACGGTAATGGAATCTTGCCATTCATTGAAGAAATTATAGGCCATCGTTCATATCCTTAATCGTTGAAATTGATGTTTAGAAATTCGTTGAAGAAATCGATTGCGTTTTGATCCATGCCGCGTTTTTCCATAATTTCCGACACATGTTGACGATATTTTTTAAGGACGGCATCTTGATTGGGAACGCGGCTTTGGGCATTGTAAATATGAGTGACAATGTCTTCGACCATGCGGCTCAAGACGATCAATTGAGAATTGATAAGGTTTAGTTTGTCGTCGATGCTCATTTCAGTAAAATTGTTGGGAACTTTGTCTAATGCCTCTCCTTGGCTCATTGTCCTCTCCTTTTAAATAGTACCGATTAAAGAGTACCGATAGGCAGTCCGTTTGAATCAAGCAGTTGAATGTATATGTTTCCAAATGATGCGCCTGGTTTTGTCGTGATGACAATGCTTGGTGGAATTTCCTGCCCAAGATTTTGATTGCGCTTATAAGTAACTGATGCGTTTCCGCCATAAGATTGCACGACCTGGGTGGTGGCAAACGGCCCGTAAATGTTTTTGCACAAAGTGCCGGTTCCATGCAGTTGAAACGTAAATGCGGTTTGGTCAAGATTTTCAGTGGGGTCATAATCCCAACCGTATTGGTCTTTAATTTTAGCATTGACCGCACAGTATGGTGTGCTGGTATAAGCCGACCAAAACATCACATAGCCTTCGCCCTCTCTATATATAGAGGTAAACCCGATTGCTGCACCGCTTAATGAGAGCGACATGACCGTTGCAATGCGGTTTTCCCAAAGCGCGTTAATCATGTCCGATGTGATTGCCGTGATGCCGCCTAAAATCAAAACGTGGCATATTTTGATATGGTTAGCGGGTATGCTGGGCATTTGTAGATCTTCTGTATCAGCAACGCCTTTAACTACATCAACAATATCGTCTTCTCCCACCACCACCAAGTCGTAACGAGCATACGGTATGGCCGGAGCAGCCGAAAACGCGACTGTGACACCGCCAACACCCATTGTAGTCACGGGCGGATCGGTCATGTAAACAGTTCCGGCCCCCATGACCATATTGTCACCAAGTAATCCGTGCAAAGTGCCGTTAAGACGAAAAGTCATGTTATCGATTTCAATTAACATGTCGTCTAGATCGGCTGCAGGCTCGCCGCCGGAGATAATTTCATCGGCATAGGTCCCCCAGCCAGGGAATTGACCGCTTTCGCCAGAGACAGGCGAGGGTATCGCGCGGCCGTGGCCGATGACCTCGATAAAACCCTTATAACCTGCTTTGTGAGCGATTCTTACCGCATTTCCCGGACGGACATATTCGGGCAAGGTTTGCCAGTTGCGTGGATAATGAGCATGGACAAATTTGTCCGAGCCTTGCACTTTGCAGCGGACGATGTGATTTACCGCGTCAACATCCCAGACAATGGCATCGCGTCCCCATTGATGTGAACGAAATCGACGGCGAAGACCTGTGTCGAAATTTTTTCTATTGTAAAGGCGCATTAGTCGGAGATCCTCCACCCTTCGATCTTGTCTTTAAATGAGCCTTGGCCGTCAAAGTTAGGCCGAATGAATTCGCGGGTGATTCTGGTGACAAAGGTTCGAATCGGTATGTTACTGATTGGATGGTTGATTTGAAGAATGTCGCCAATTTCATCTTGCAGGTGCGCTGTTTTTTCAAACTTAACCCGTCGTCGCTGGTTTTTGACAACTTGAAGTTCATTATTGGCTACCATTTGGCAATGTTCGACTTGGTAAGAGAGCGGGTCATCGAATTCTTCGGTCACAACCAATCCGCCCAGTTCGTCCTGAAAAGCGTAGTCGTTGGCGCTGGCCTGAAGCATTTCTTTTTCGTGTCCAATCGGACGGGCATAAATGTCGTAGCGGTAAGAAGCGACCGCAGCCAGAGCTTCGATTAAAAAGCTCAAGGCAATGTTAGTCGCCAAAATAAAAATGTGGCACCAGTGAGGGCCATATACGCCGATGTCGCACCCAATAGCAGCTAAGCCGAAGCCAAGCACAATAGCTGCAAAGGCAAAAACATACATGGCGCGGTTAGGCCCTTCGAGCTTAACATAAATAAAAGTTTCGCTTGGATCGACGTAAGAGATATATTGGTCCGGCCGGCGGCCGAATATATCGTCGATAAACCCGAGCAAAGGAGACCAGTCTTCAAGTGATTGCAAAACCTCAAGCCGGGAATTGCGGCATTGCCTGGTTTTGTCGTCGGAAAAATAGACAGTTATCGTTTCGTTTTTGCTCCACCAGCCCAAAGAACCCGAGACTTGGGTAATGCGCTCCTCGTCCCATAGGACCTCAATGGTTTCTCGGCTTTCACACCGGACAGTGACCTTATTGATATAGCTGGAATTTGAATCGTCCGGAGAGAAATGCATGATCTTGATGTTGCTTTCACCGTAGTCGTGATCAACAGCTCTGTCCATATTGAGCCGTTTGAGAGTCCATTTGCCGTCCTGCCGCCAATAACCGAACAGACCAAAATGAGTATTTAATTCATCAATGATATCTTGAAGTGTTTCATCGACCCATTGGATATAGACCGGATGATAGGTTGAAATAGTTGTCGGGATCGAATATTCCTCGCTAGTGTAATTGCCAAAATCCTCAAGCAGGTCGATGTAGATATCATCCGGGTCTTCGGCCTCATATGGAGAGGTTGCCGTCAGTACCATCTCGGGCCACATAGCCCCCTTGTCTTCCGCCCTGACCGTTACGGTGGGGTGTGAAGTTTTGCTGTAAGACACCGAGACTTCTGTGATAATAAATTTGCCTTGCGGTTGCCAGTAGTTGGTGCCGGAAACCTTTTCACCCAAATGGACTTCAACCAAACGGCCTTTTTTTAAGACAGCCGAATATGTCGAAGCGTGGTTGGTAGGATCAAACAGGTCTCCACGGGCGATTTGAAATTCCATGTAATTGACGCGTTCAATTTCCCAATTGAGAATAACCGGGGTGTCAGCCAAAAGATAATCGGCCAAGTCCGGAGAAAATCCGGCGTTGTCCCATTGGTGCGAAATTTCTTCAATATCCGTTCGGTAGTAAGTCCAGGTCGACCACATGACGTTGGTAGGGTCATAAACAACAGTGGGATTGTAAGTGCCATAATTTTGGGTCAGCTTGGCGGTGCCCGCATAAGCGTATCTGCTGTCGCCCTGAAGCGCACCGTCGATGTAGTAGGCCTGATAAATCGACCCAGCCATAGGCACTGCAAACAAAAAAGCGTCATTGGGTGGAACGTTAACACGATGGCCGGTAAAAAACATTTCACCAACAGTGTCCACAGCGACCATGCCGCAGACCTGATTGTCTGGGTTTTCGTAGAACCAACCAGGATGGGTGTCATTGTTAAGTAATGACCAGAGGCCGGTGTTTAGATCGTAAATTGCCAACCCATCGGAAGAGCCCATGACGATCTTATTGTGGCCGTCGTTGGGATCAGTGTAGACTTCCAAATCCATCAAATAGTAGTCGTCGCGGGTTGAAAAAGTTGGACGGCTGTAAGTGATAGCACGGGTGGCCGTGTCGATAATGCACAAGCCGCGATGTTCATCACAGTTTTTATTGGTTGTATATGCAGAGACATTGCCGTAGATTTTACCATTGTAGTAAATGGTGTTGTTTAGGCCGATCCAGTGGAAACCTTCGCCATCGTGCCATTCAAAATGTTGGATTAGTGACCCGGTGGACAATGAGCGTAACTGAAGAAAACCGGCATAATTGGCGTGATAATAACCGTCAAAGTTACCGCCTACGACCATTTTGTCATTATTGGGATCGATATCAAAAGCTTGGCCGTCACCAGACCATGATGTGCAGATACTTTGATAATTGCTACCGCTATCAATAAAAATCATTTCCGGCTTGTATAAACCGTCACCGTCCGGAGTGGGGGTCAAATCCATGCTGAAAACCATAAAATCCCAGTTTAGATAATATTCAGCAGATCCATAAACATAGAATTTGCCAGCGGACGCATCGACGCGCACGGACATATATTCGCACAGATAACCCAGACCATAAGGCATTTGAGGAAACGAGCTTGTATCAAAATTTTTTGTGATGAGGTAGGTTGAATTGTCGTCTAAAAAAAGCTCGGTAACGGTTTCGGCTTGGTCGTTTAAAATGAGAAACCCTTTGCAACTAGAATGGTTGGAAGGAATAACGACATAGCGTCCTTGGCCGCCAACGTTTGTCCACATAATGCTGACCATATCGTTCCAAAAATCATTCCACCCGGGAGGAGCATCTTGTTTATAGCAGCGCACGATTGTCCAGGTGTCAACATCGATGACCAGGATTGAATTAAGTGGTTTGGGACCGCTACTTTGATAAGCGTTTACGCAGAAAAGCAATCGTGAAGACGGATCAAAATGTAAATGCGTTATATGAAGAACACCACTGCCTGCAGAGACTCCAGCGCTTTCACAGTAGTTGTTGGTGTTTTCGTCAAGGCGCAGCACCGTAATCTCTTTATGGAAAACAATACGGACATCATCGTCGATTTTTTCGACCGCGTAAGGGGATTTTGCTATCTCGGAAAACCCGACGAAACTGGTAACTGTGTTGGCGTTCGACCATGTGGCACCGTCGTCATCCGTCCAAGCTGAAAAAATATTCCAACGCTCAGTGTCTTCGACCTTGCTGTCCACATAGTCGAAATACACCCAGAGGTATCCGCTTGTGGCCGCCAAAAAGTTTGGGTTGCTGCGCTTGCGGTCATAGGTCTCGAGGCCGAAACTGTCCATCGTGGCCGGAGAGGACCAGCCGCCGAAAATTGAGCTGCCAGTGCTGTACATGAAATAATGAGTCGATGTCGCCGCTACGGCTTCGAGGCTGAAAGCCATGATAAACGTGCCGTCTGAAAGCGGACCCAGACCAATCGTGTCAACCAACTGTGTTGACTCGGAATAATCAGAACCCAGCTGAGTGGGCCCGGATAGCACCGTGCCGGTGTTGTCGATAATCTGGGTATAGATACGACGGGATGAACCGCGATCCTGCAGGATAGCGACGCCAAAATTACCGTCATTCAATTGGATGATATCCGCATCAATGATATTGTACAAAGAGTCGAATATTTGAACACTGTTCCATGTTTGCCGTTCAGTGTCGGTGTAAGACATGAAAAGATCGTTTGATCCATCGGTATCCATGCGATAGATTTCAACCAGGCTGCCATCATCGGCCAATATTAATCCGGCACTGTCTTGTTCGTAGGAGTAGGTATCGAAAAAATTGCCGTCAAACGGGATCTCTGCCAGCTGGTCTTCGGTAATAATTTTGCAGATCGGATGATGTGAGGTACTGCTAAGCGCAGCTGCGAGTGTGCTGTTAAGCGTAATGGGCATGAACGGCTCCTTTATGCCATGATGATCATCTCTAAGTTGACATCCCGCCGGAACTCAGCCAGGGCGCTGTTGTCAATAAAGTATTCGCCATTGAGGCTGAGGATTTCCACGGTGTAAGTGTTGCCGCCACCGGTCGTCCAGCTGCAGCTCGAATCAGCAGTCAAAATTGAGATAAATTGGTTCCATTGGGCCAGGGGCATATAGTCCCAGTACAAGCGGATAACCTTACCTTTAATCGTTGTGCCCCATGAAAAAAATTCCGCGCCGCCAAGAGTGGGCGCGAAAGTGGTGAGCCGTTCAGTATGTGGCAAAGTCGCCCTCGCCGGATTCATAGCAAAGGTGTAGCCAGCAAGTGTCATCTGTGCCATTTATCGCATTTCCTCTCTAATGATTCTCAGAACTGTTGACTCGACCTCGTCTCTCATGCGGTTGGCAGTGTGTTTTGCCACCGGTGCAGTGATTTGTATGGGAACAGAAACTGAAATCCCCCCCAGCTCGCCGCCCCCCATTTTGTTTTTTGGTACGACATACTCGGGTCCATTTTCTGCTAAATTGTAAGTAGCGCCTGAATTGAGCCCAATGCCGGTGACAGGCTCATTGAGAAGGCCGCCGGATGCCATGCCGTAAACGACGCCGCTTTTATTGGCGATGGCGCCGGTGGACAAGGTTGTCGCTCCGTTGCCGCCCAAGTTAAACAGACTCGACAGTCCGCTACGGATAAATGTGGCAGCATATTCTTTTAAGATATCGTTTAAAATTCCGGTGGTTACATCTCTTAATTCTTCCAGTATGCCGATGCCAACGTCTTTAAGGTTGTCGAATTCAAATCTCATAAAGGTGAAAAAGCCTTCGTCCCAGGCTTCGGCAATATTGTCAGCACCTCTTACCCAGGTATTCGATACCCGTTGGGCCAATGTTTGCTGTTCTGCCAGTAAACGGTGTGTGCCGGCCTGCATCCCGCGGTAGACACCCTCACCGGTGCTTTCATATTCCTGGCCCTCAAGGTATTGAGCTTGCAGTTCATGTTGCTTGGAATACATTTCGCGGTAGGCGCTGACCACATCGCCGGTCAAATCAATGCGCAACTGTTTTTCCAGTTCGATCAGTTCCTTTTCTTTTTCGTAATGTTCCTGGCTCATCACATGGGTGCGCTCGTGCATGGAGCGAAAAGCGTCAAGGGAGGGTGCGATCATTTTCGTCTTAAGGGCCCGCACACGCTGGTCGTAAATTTTGTCAGCGTCATTTGTAGGCATGTTCATATAATCGCTAGCTCGCATGCGGTTGAGGCGTTGAAGTTCAAGCTCAAAAAGTCGATCGTTGTTTGGGCTGGTTCCCAGTTCAGTAAAGCTACGGTTTAAGGCGTCGTATTCGCCTTTGGTGTGGTTTAAGGCTTCATCGAGCTTGTCCAGCTCAGCGGCTAGGCGCGCATAGGCCTCTTCGGCGTCAGTGCCACCCAGTGCACGCAGCGTGTTGACTTGAGCCCTGAGAGCATTATTGATTTTTTTAACGTTTGCCTCTGACAGACGGTCAGGGTATTGATCGGTTTTGCTGAAAACATCTTCCAATACTTTCAAGCGCGGCCGTATTTCAGTGTTTTTGATTTCGGCTTTGCCGTAGCGGTCGATTGCATCGATCATTTCCATAGTCAGGCCGTATTCCTCCTTGAGATACGGCAGACGTTCTTTTAAATTTTTGATATAGTTGTCGTGCTTGGCCTTTTCATTTTCCCAGAACTTGCCCCCGGTGTAACCGAGTTTGTCGTAGGCCATTTGAAAGTCGCGCATAGCCGGGCCAAGCAGGTATTGACCGCGCTGGAAATCCATTTGTTCGGTGAAAATGCGCTCGCGTTCTTCTTGTTCCTGCGGTGGTAAACCCTGCCACTGGTTGCGCAGATTCCACAGCTGAACGTTTGCGTTGCGGTCCTGTTCCTGAAATTGCCCCGGCAGTGGAGTCGGCATGAGCTTGAAAGCGTACTCGATCGATTTGCTTAACTGATTGGACCATTTAATGGCCTCTTTGTCGGAAACTGGTTTTAGATTTTGCCAGAGGATCTCACCTGGCTCGGCGTCGGCGGCGGCGGCCAGATTTCGTAGCGTGCGTTCGAACTCGCCCAGCGAGCCGTTGAGTTCATCGATGGTCTGCATGATTCTGGCAACGTAATCCTTGGTCATCTGCGGCGCATTGTCCCAACCAAACTTGTCGACTTTGCCCGGGCCCCAGTTGTAAGCGGTCAGTGCCTTTTCAAGGTCGCCATATTTGTCGAGCATTTTGCGCAAATAACCAACACCGCCCATTACGTTTTCTTCAACATCAAAGGCGTTCTTAACACCCATTTCCTTGGCGGTGCCTTCCATTAGTTGCATCAGGCCTTTTTCGCCGGATGTGCCAATTGCTCCTGGTTTAAACTGGGATTCTTGCTTGATAACAGCATAGATCACATCGGCGTGGATTTTATAGGCCTGCGAGGCTTTCGAAACAACTTCATCCAGACCTTCCAAATTATGCATCAGTTGTCCGAAAGACCGATTCGTGTACCGCATCTGATCGGTGTAGGCGCGGGCGCGATCGGCCATGTTGTCGAAATCGTCGACCCATGCCTGAAGGCGATGCTCGGGGCGGTTAGGCATGAAATTCATTCCCATGCCTTCTTGTGCAATGGGCCGCTGTGGGCCGTAATCTATATCCGAAGTACCGATTCTCCCGGACAAGATCCCGGTTAACCAGTTGGGTTTGCTGGTCAAATCGCCAAGCGGATTGCCGACTTTGAGGCGCGGATCGAATTCACGATAGGACTTGATGACAAATTTGGCGTGTTCAATACTGTGGGCCAATTCCACGCGTTGCTGCTGGACTTCAGAGGCGACCTTGTTTACGCTGCTGATTGAGGTCAAAAGGCCGGCATTAACCGCTTCGAAGAGTCGTCTTAGATCTTCGGTCACGCCTCTTAAATTGGTTTCCGACCAGGTGCGCATGGCCCCGGCAAAGCCTTTTAAAGCCGCATCAAAGGTGCCTTTGCCGGCTTCCTGTTGCCTTTCAATCACATCGGCAATGACTTGCTCAGGGTTCTGAACGCCTTTTAAGCGCAAGTCCCTGACCGATGAAATAAATTCTAGCGGCTTGATGTAGCCTGTGGTGCCCAGATCACGCGCCAGATCAGAGAGCCTTTCCATTTGGTCACCGGACAGTTCAGCCTCGAGCTTGAGTTGACTCATGACTTTTTCCATGTCGGTGACAGGCCGGATGATAGCTGCGATGATGCGCGAGAATTCTTGCCACACGAACAGGGTGGCGGCGATACCACTCATAATGATTGAAAAGCGGCCCAGCTTAGAACCTGCAAAACCGATGCTTTTGGACATCTTATCGACACGCCTGCGGCTTTCACCCATGATTTTAGAGTGTTCTTTCCATTCACGGGTTGCTTGGCTGACTAATTTTTTATCATCGCTCATCATCCTGCCCATGATGTCATAGGCGCGTTTGACATCGGACTCTAGTATGCGGTATTGCTTTGAACTTGCCGGGTGTTTTTGAAGAAGATCGTGGTGTTGGCCTATTTGGCTGTCCATGTTTTTCATGACCCGCATGTACTGGCTGCCTTGTTGAGCGGCTTTTTGCAGCTGTTCTGTGGTCATTTTGATATTGGGATGTAGCCTGTTGAAAGCGTTGGCAAGCCGCTCGACAGTCTGGGCATTGCTTGAATCAACCGCCGGCCAGAGCCGGTTCCAATCTTTTTCGGTCATCCCGGAGGTTGCAGCGCTTCTGGCTTTTTCGAGTTTTTGAAGCGCCTGTTCGGCGCGGGCATCCAAGAAACCGCCGTATTTGGCCGCTACACGGTCTTCAGCAGTCATTACTGGTGGTTTGTCACGCTTTGCCAATCGTTTGGAGCGGGCTGGATGGGATAAAACTTTGTTGAGTTTTGCTTCGGTATGGAGTGCTTCGGCCTGTAAGGCATTGCCGGTTTCAAACAAATCGTTAAGTTCCCGCTGATTTTTAGGCATGATCTTCGCGGCCTGTTTATCAAGCTCCATGTAGCGTGTCTTTAATTCGAGGTTTTCGAATTGCAGCGCGTTTTGGCGTTGAAGGCCTTGTTCGAGTATCGGCTGGTAGTGGGCGATTTGTTTGTGATGGCGTTCGACATCGGCCATGGTAGCCATGTTGACAGGTGTGGCTTGCAAAAATTGCTGAGATTTTTGGACCCAGGTATCAGCATCGGCAATCGTGCGGTTGACCTTGGAAAGTTCACGGCCGATTTGAAGCCGCCGCTGGGAGATGCCAGCCAGTTCTTCGAGTTGCTTTTTGGTGTGCTGGTGACGGTAAGCTTCGTCTGCGTAATTGGCTTTCTTAATTCGTTCGGCGTATTTTAATTGATCGCGGTACTCGGAATGGGCCAGCTCTCCATCGGAGCGCAGGCTCTCGTACTCTTTTTTCAATGTGTCGATACGCTTGGCATCGGTTTGATCAGTATAATCAAGGGCCCCGGCTCCGGCTTTGTAGCGTTGGGCGGCCCCGCGCCCGGAACCGCGGAACTCTCCGCGCTGTTGCTGGGATTCAAAGGTTTCATCGTAGAGACGTTTTAGACGTTTGCCCGCAATTTTTTTTTCAATTTTTTCGTTATTGGCCAGAATCGCTTCGTTCTTGCGTTTGTTCGACTCGACTTCCTTGCGGTTATCGGCCTCGAGTCGCCGGAAGAAATCGTTTGTTTTACCGCCCTGTAAAGAAGCGTCTGCCTTGGCGTCCGCACGCACCCGTCCGAGATGTTCATCGTACTTGCGCCCGGCACGTTCAACCATTTTTTCACGGTTGTCGAAAAGATTTTGCCACACGCGCTTTAATTCGTCGGCTTCTTTGATACGATTTTTATGCCAATAAGCGGCCATAGCTCGGCCTGTCACCGACTTGGGAACCGGATCTGTTTCGTATTTTTTTATTTGCTTAAGAAGTTGCAGTCGTTTCTGATAGATGCTGGCCATTTCCTTGTTGATACGGGCACGGGCAGACTCGACCACATCGGTACGGGTTGCATAGGGCGTTTTGGGCCGTTCATAAAGAAAGCTGCTGGCCTGACGCCCGGAACCGCCCGCACGGCCCAGCATTTTTAACCGGTGTTCAAGACGGGCCAATTTTGCTTCAGCCTGTCCGAGCCCGGAAGTGTCGATACGCAGCGCCAACCGTTGCTTGCCCAGTCGTTGCATGCGTTCAATGACGTCCTCGGTCCGTTTAGCTAACCTGACTGTTTCCTTGCGAGCCTTGGTGACGCCATTAACAATTCCAGTAGTATCAACGCTTAGGCTTATTTTTGCGTCCGCCATCTTTACCTGCTTTTGCTGCTATTTTTTTGTTGGCTTCGTCGAGAAGCGCTTTGTCGAGTATGCGGATACGATTGAAAAAACGTGTGCGGGTTGACCTGTCAGTGAGTTCCAGTTCGTCAGCCATGGCCCGTATTTCAGAAAACCGGAGCGGCTCCGGTCCGGCAAAACCCGACTCGCGGCTTAAATTCAATTCACCAAACGCTTCCCAGACCCAGATCAAATCATCATAGATCTTTGGCATTTCTTCCAGAGCGGGTATTGTTTCGCCATCACGGGCCAGATTGACAAAGAATTCGTACTTGCTGCCATACTTTAGCTGCCATCTCAGGCAGTCGATAAGTTTTTTTCCGTGTCTTCTTCCGGGCTGTCCTCTGAATTAACTTCAGGACGAAAATTTTCCGTGCGTAGCATTTCGTCTACAACGATGCTTGAAAACTTTTCATACTTAGCCAGGACGGCAATCTTGTTTTCTTTCGTTGCCGGGATCTCGTTGCCTTCAGTGTCAATGACACCCCGCCAATCTTTTAAAATGGCCTCGGACAAAAATCGGGCATAGACCAAAGCACGTTTTTTGGGGATGTGGCGTGAATTTTCCAGCGCCTTATCATACTTTCTAAGAATTCTTTGATGATCCGGATGACTGACGTCGCCGATGGTAAACACAATTGGATCACCGTTGCGGTTAATGCCGACCTCAATTTCAACGCCTTTCTTTGATTTATCTTCGTCCATTGCAAAAAGCTCGTCGAACGTGCTGAAATCCATAAACTCCCCCTTTTGTTAAAGACCGAGTATGCGCTGATTATCCTTTGATTATCAGCGCGTACCCGGTTTAAATTAATGACGTATTAACTGCTTTTTATAATGCGAGCCTGAACACCGGTAGTGTCGTCTTTGAGTGCACGCCAAGTCATGTTTTCGATAACGTCCTGATCCTGACCCGGAGCGGTGGTGCTTTCGGTTTCGAACTTCACGCGTGGAAACTCGAAGATGTAACTGCTGCCGCCCGAAGACAGCTGAAACTTGAGCTTCAAAGCGCTGCCGGCCAGGAACTTATCGAACAGGCGGTCATTGGTGAAATACACGTTCATATTGCCGGTCACATCCATTTTGCCGACCGCGACTTCCTGAATCGTATCGAAGCCGATGGCGTGCACGGGGCGCAAATTGTTATTGATGGTGAACGACAGCTCTTGAATATAGATGCCGTTCATATTGGTGTAGGCACCGGAATAGTTGCCTTCCTGAATTGTCGCCACGTTGCCCATGCAGTTAAAGACGTCGTTGGTGTTGGCGCTAACCGTGGCAACGGCATTGGTGACTTGCGATAGTGTGGCATCCGACCCCAAAAATGTGATGTTGCCGGTGCAGATCGAACTGGTTGCCAGGTTGAGCGTAAAGGTGTTGACCATCATACCTGAGAACAGAAAGTACTCGTCGATATCCAAATGGCCCTTTTCAATGGTATAAAATTTCTTGGTAATGCCATTGTTTAAGGTTAAACCCGACCAGGCTTCGAACATGGCCCCTTCGAGCAAGGAGTTGAATGTGGCGTAAGAAAATTCAAAATCAAATCCGCCACTGTTTTGTCGGGAAGTCTGGATCACATCGGAGATCATGCGGTCGCTGCGCAGCTCGGCAGAGGTGATAGTCTCGATTTCCGGGACTAAACTTTCACCAGTGAGCCGTAACTCGGTCATGCTGGCCGTAGCAGGAGTGTTCCAGGTGGTCTCTTGGGCAAAAAGTAATCTTGTCCTATTAGCATCTGACATTGTGCTTTCCTCCTATCTCACTGTTAGTAAGATTTTAAATTAAAAATTAAGCGTACACCTCATTGTAAAAAAAGGGACAAGTCATGTTGACGATATACCAACCTTCTACCTCACCAATGTTGCGCACCACGGGGCTGCGACAAGTGATACCGGAAAAATCTTGATCCCTGAAGATTGCGGCTGCAGTATCCGCCAACACGCGGCCCTGATTAGTGCCCACATCCAGTGGGAGATGAAAATTGACAATGATAGAACCAAAACTGCGATGAAAAGGATTTGTCGTGCCGATATCGGCGCGTTGCGAATAAGACTCGACAATTTCCAAGGTGCAAAAAGTCGTGCCGGGGATCGGTGTGTAGGGTACGTTTTCATACTGTACCGGGCAACCCGCAAAATTACTGTTGAATCGGCTTTCAATAGAAATTTGTGCGCTGGCAAAACCCATTCTTAACCCCCTACTTTAACCAATGTTTTCTTGCGCCCCGTAATAATTTTTTCTTTAAAAATAGGCTCTGCTATGCCGCGTAACAGATCAGCCACTTGTTGAAACGGGGCGCGCTCGGTGGCCTCTACGATTAGTGAGTGAGAAATGTCGTTTTCGATTGTGATCGGTACGTTTTTTTCTTGGCGTTTGAGTTTGTTTAATTCAACCAGGGCAGAGCGGCGGAATCTGGCGGCACGCTCATCGCTGACTTTCAATGGATAAATGCCGCCTTTTGGATCGGGTCTTTTTATATTTGTTGGTGGTCGGGCTGGCATGTCGCCAAGTTTGACTCGATGTGACAGGACATAAGAGCCAGACCAGATTGGGCTGACATCGACCAGGTGTCTGTAACCGATTTCAACCAATTGTTTTGACGCTTCAAAACCGGCGTCAATAACTTCCCCGGTAAAATGGTCAAAAGCATCGATAAAGGCATTGCCTGTTTTCATGGCTTTTTACCTTTTAATATCCAAAGCGCATTTGCCGGATCGGTTTTGACTTCAATGATTTCCCAAGTTGCCGATTCAAGATCAAGTTCGTCTCCGTTTTTAGGCACCGGGGTCAAATCGACTTTAGCGATATAAAAAAGACGCTCATTTTCATGGACGGTTAAATTAGATATATCAAGTGAACCAAGATTGACCTGTTGCGTGTCATCAAAAATAACCTTAATCCCGGTGTACTCGGTATTGTTCGCAGTCACTTGCCCTGTGGCAGTGTTATAAGTCGCTGAGCCCAGAACCCGATATGTGCATAGAACGGGAATGTCACCGACTGAAGCGATTACGGTACTGGCCAAATTTTGTAATGTTGTTTTGAGTCCCATATTTATATCTTAGCTTTAGCAAGGTCATAAAGTCAAAGAATTACATGCGTTCCAGCGCTCTGCGTTTACGTCCCCAGGGCGTGTAACGGCGGATCATCAATGCCACACTTTTAGGCAACACGGGCTTTTGCGTGTACTTGTCGACCTTGACCATCAGGGGGCCAATTTTAACCTGTTCAAATCCCATTAAATCGCGATTGGAATCTATAGTCAGGTCTTCACCCAGTAAATGATATGCAAATTCTGCCGTAGCTTCTTTAAGCCAATTCGGAACAGTGTCCGCGCCGATTTGAACACCATCAATATCGTAGACATATGACCGTGGCCATCTGAGGGCCTGATCATCACTGGTCTTGGTTCCTATCCAGTTGACCAGATCATCGAGCAGCCGTGTAGCCCATATCAGCGCCGGGGTCTTTTCTTCGCCATCGTCAGCCGCTTCCCATGTCGTTAAACTGTGAAGACGGCTTTCATGATAGGCCTGTGCTTCTGCTAAAGTACAATAGCAATTGGCACTTGTACCGCCTGCGGTCGCATCTATTGTAAGGGCCATTGTAAAGTTCCTTTATACGCTATCAGTTGGTCTGGTGTTTTCGAATATTACCCATGTCGCGTGAAAGCATGCGACGCCGATTGGCATCGGTCATGCCATTTTGTGACATTAAACGCTTAGAAATTATGCGCTGTATAGGATGTTCTATGCCTCGGTTGGGCATGGGGGTTTGGCCTAAGTTGATTGATTTCGATTTGATAATATTAAATTTTTTTAAATTGATTTGGAGTGCCATTTTAAAGTTCCTTAATTTTCATAGAAATGTCTTTTTCCCATTTATGGGGTGGTGTCAAATCGGTTACGCCATAGAAGGTTATTTTATAAGGCGTATTGGTATCATCGCCACCGCGAATCAACGCTTGCAATGATGTGCTGGTCATACCCGTAGAGGTGCCGTTGATCAGTGTCATGGTTGTCAAATCGACAATGGCTGCCGTGCAGGTTGCGCCGCTGGCATTTGTAGCGACAATATAACAGCTGCCTAAGGCCAATTTTTCACCGGCATCCATGTTTTTACCGAAGTCGACATCGATCCTAAATTCTTCCCATGATTGCTTAGTGAAATTATCAAGGGCCATTATTCTACCTCATCTTCTTCAAAGCTGCGTTGTGTCAAAGATTTGACAAACGAAAGCGTTTTAATTTCTTTGGCAAAACTGCGTGCAACAACAGGTTCTTCGTAAGAAAAAGTGCGTTCTGCGTATTCGAAAGAACGTGTAATTATTTCTTTTGTGAATGTCGCCAGTGATTCGGTCATCGCGGTTGCGGCCTGTCTTCAGTAAACGAGCGATTTAAAAATGATTTGACAAAAGATTTTGCGCTACGAAAAACGATTGATAAAAACCCCACACGCCCTACGACCCCCTTGGTCATTAATGAAACACCGGCATTGGATGCCCCGGCGCGGCCGTTGGTTAATCTAGGGATCATTGCTTTACCACCTGATAGGTTTCCATCTGGTCATTGTTCCATGTAACGGTTACCAGATAAGTTGCCAGTACATTTGCGGTGCTGCCTACAGAGGCTTCATCGGTATATGTCCTGATGCGGGCGCTGGTCAGAAAATTCTGGTTTTGATAGATTTGATAACTGCATTGATCCTGGTACATATTTTCTTGCGACATGCCCAGCATCCGCGCTATCTGGGTATTGTTCTGGCTCAGCTGCCAGCCGAGCGAGCCAATGACCTGGTGTTCGGCAATAGGCTCGTCCATGATATGATCGGCAATGTGATTGGGGTTGTTGACGTTGTCGACGTTAACCGTTCCTCCGGTCGAGTAATCTTCCACTAAGCCGGTCCCAATGATCGTTATGTACCCGGCGGTTATCGTCGAATCCAGGTACACCCATCCCGCGTTCAGGCTCGCGTTGGCCTGATCGCTCGCCCCAGTTTTGTTTTCCCACTTTACATATCCGTTGAAGTTTTGCATTACTAACGACTGACCGGCTCCGCCTAAGTTGATTGTTGGAGGATTTCCCAGGCGCGAGCCCGCCCAGCAATCGAGGAAGTAAGCGTCCGCGCCGCCGTCTAATGATATTTCGCCTGCCAAAACGCATAATTCTACATACCCCGATATATAATTAAGGTCATAGATGAGGCAATCCTTGACTTTGCTGTTGCCGTCCAAGGTGCCGGTAAGAGAACACTCGTAAAATTCACAATTGTTAACATTGGCGCTAGGTTCAACAGTGATTGTGGTCCTGCTCATTGATTCGCCAATAAAAGTAAACTGTGTGAAATCAAAACTGTTGCCGAGTGTAATGTCACCCAAAATATAAAAGACCGTGAAACCCCTGGTTTGAGCAATCAACAATGCGTCGGACATATTGTTGACCGGCCGTTGAGCCGTGCCAACGGGAAAAAGTGTGCCGCTATAAACAGAGCCTTCATCAACCGTTACGCCACCGTTAAACGATGCGAACTCAATTGCCGCATTGGTAATCAAGCCCGCAGCGTTATTGACGATCAAAGAAACTTGGTTGGCGACCTTGACGTCGGAAATGTTGTGGTTCGCACCGACACAGTTAACAGTGTATTGTCCATCTTCGAATTGAACCGTATATCCGTTAATGACCTCGACGATACGGGCATAGGTTAACCCTGAAAGCGTGACTTCGGTATTGTGGTTGTGCGTATCATCGGCCCAAATACCTTCTTCATCGTCTTGAAGCGCATGTAGTTGAAGTCGGAACCAGTTCAAATCCAACTCACGCACTTCCGGAGAAGTCTGTATTAATGTCAGGTCTGCCTTGGGGACAAAAATTACTTTAGTGCCCCAATGGATCGAAATGGCCATGGTTTATACTTTCTGCAGCGCCTCAAGCTCTTTGATTCTGGCTCTGAGTTGCTGGTTTTCAAGCAAGTATTGATTGGTATCACTGTTCGAACGGTTAAGTGCTTGTTGAATAATTACCTTTTGATTGACCTTTTCGATTTCCCATTGTGCTTTTTGACTTTCTAAAACGAGAATTGTTTTTTCAAGTGTGAGAATTTTCTTTTCCAGTTCAGGCACGGCTTGTGCCAGTGATTGATAACGTTTTTGCCAATCGTTTTGTGTTTGATTCACAGAAATTCCTTTTAATCTTGAATGAGAAGAACATTGAATGTCACTCCGGACGAAGAATCGATCGTGCCGGAAATCTCATAAGTTTTATAATAAGGAGGGTTGCCAGAAGCCTTTCTAACCCAACCTGAAACAGGCTGGTCAGATGCCAGTGAGCGCGTGTCCGACACATTGCCGGATGCATCGGTAAGCTCGTTGAAAATGACGGTGCCTTGTGTTAGCGGCCCGCCAGAATCGCAGATCAAATAAACCCTTGCACCTTGGATGTTGGTTCTACCAACAATTGCCTTGACGTTTACCTGTGTTGTGACCGGATTGCTGACCACATCGAATGTGCCGCCGGCCGAGGTGCAGCCTGTCGCTGATATGTTGGTGCCATTTTGCGAATTGATAGTCAGTATGCCAGCGCTGCCAGCCCAATACAATGCAAAGCTTGTCGTGTTATCTGGATCAGAAAAAAACCAGTTATCCATCGTAAAGGTCGTGACTGCCGATGCGACGTAGACAGCATAAGAGCCATTGTTTTCGTAACCGTCGAACTGAAGATCGGTACATTTGTCTGATTCGGCCTCAAGGTTGACCAGCAACGCGCCGTAAGTTGGTTCATTGGTATTGATAAATTTGCAGTTTGTGACCGTGGCTCCATTGGTATCCATGTAACCGGATTCAACGAAGTTTGCGCCTGAAATTACCTGACCGGATGTAAGATCGATCTGAGAGGCGCGAGTCAAACCGCCGCCGGTCATATTGAACGCATTGGCACCGGTGGCAGAGAAAGCAAAGTTGGCCGTACCTTCTGCGGCAATCAGTGTGTTCTCTAAGGTCAGTGTCCCGGTCACGGTCATCTTGTAAGCCGAAATGCCGTTTAATGTATCTTTGAACGTCAAGCTTTCATTTTTGGATATCATCGATGTGCCGGCTAATCTTAGGTTGCCCTGAGAAAAGATCTGGCCGGAATAGTTTTCGAGGATGCCGTATTTGTTTGAAGAATTATTTTCATCGATAGCGGTTGCTTCGGCAAAAAGCGCATCGTTGGCGGTGGTGCCGGAGACAGTGAAACCCGAGCCGTAGTACATCGCATCAATCCAGTTATTGATAACCGAACGGATGTTTCCCGAAGCTGAATTATCAACTATGACACGCAAGACAGAAAAATTAGCGGGGACAAAAGTGCCGGTTGGAGTGCCGCCATTATTGACATCAACGACAAATGGACGGAAAGCACCATCTACTGCGGGAAGGGACGATGTGGCTAATGTATAGCTGCGATAATTGCCCGAACTACTTTGAAGCTCGAGTTTAACACTGGTGTAATAAAAAGACAAATCTGATTTCATCCACATCATGAACAGATTGTCTGTCCCTGAAATGTCGCTAGATAGTGTTAACGTACCAGTTTCAGAGGCGTTTTTGGAAACAAGCCACGACTCAGAATTGACGCTTTGCACCGCAACGTTGTATGCATCGGCACCGTCAGTTCCAGACCAGTTCCCTTCGTTGTCGTTATTTGTGTGCAAACGCATCCCTGCCAAAGAAACAGCCATAACGAACCCCCATTATTAAGCATCGCTGGTTCGAATTGCCGTTGCAGAGCCACCGCCTGTATTAAACGGTGCTGTAGCTTCATAAGTTTTGATTGGTGTTCCTCCGCCGTCTCGCACGCGTACAAACATGGTCCGTGATGAATCGTAGACCACCGTAAATTGCAATGTAGCTGCCGAGGCAAGTTGATCAATATAGCCTATGAAAACGTTATTGCCGGCCGATGCTGTGCCGCCGTGAGCGTCAAAGCTGGTCGCTGCGATGGTAAACTCATCATCACTGTCATGTGACAACCATGGAATCCGACGGTAAGTTCCTTGATCTAGTTGAATACGAAGGTTGCCTGTTTGAGGCGTGTCTCCCGGGATGTTGCCAGTACCGACATTGATTGTTGTCTCAGCTGCACCGGCTAAAGCAATCGATAAGGTCATTTGGCTAAAGTCGATCGCTGAACCGGAAGCATTTGTGACCAAGACTCGATCTTCATTTTCAACTAAACCAAAGACACTGAAGGTAATGTTTTGAGGTGGTGTACGCTGGACGTTCGTAAGGTCAAAGACTTTATCGCTTTCGGTCAGAGAGGAAACGCTGAAACCGACGCCGAAAGCACCGATAATCGCGGAGCCCGTAGATTGACCCAGAAAAACCGGCGAGA